GTAAGTATATTGTATATACTACAAGTAATATTAATATACTGATGTAACTCTGTTGTAATGTTGAAAATACAAGAAACCTCTGCATATTTTTAATTTATGTAAGTGCCTGATACTTAGTGGGTGGAATACATACCCCTTAACCGTAATAACCGTAACTACTTATAAACCAATTAAAACCACCTCTAACGCATTATATAGCTATGAAAACACTTATGCTGTTCTTCTACTTACTTGGTAACAATCCATACTATAGTTCTGATGACTTAGAACATATCAGTAATATTGTTAATACTAATGAAGGTTCCCCAAATCGTTTATATAGGGATTCTAATAATTTAGTAGTAATTGAGTACCCCGAATACAAATACACCCTTAAAGATGGTTACATCTTATATCTACACTCCTATGTTAATGAACAATGGGTTGATATGGGTGAAGAGTCAAACTAAATCTTATTTCATTTTAAAATCCAATTGGTCAAATGACAACAAACATTATTACACTCAGTAATGGTAAGAAGGTTGCTAACTTTTCTTCACCACACCCGTTTATGTTTACAGATGGTTCTATGTTAGAATCCCAATCAAATGCTGTAGCAGAGAAATTAAAGGTTGACTTTATAGAAACAGAACTTGGTACTAATGGTGACATTATACTTGACTTTTCTTTAAGTACAGATGTTAAGAATGCTATGCAGCATTACATGGATTTATGGGTAACAAAGCAAGTAGATATTGTATTCTGCCCGTTACCTATGATTACAGCCATTAAGCAATCAACGTGGTTTGGTCCACATTGGTTAAGAGAGAGCCCATTCAGATCTATTAGAATTGATGACAGAATTAACAAATTAGTTTCTGTAACCAAACAATGTATTTGATATGGAAGATGTATTTAAGAAACTTCAGGATTTAAAGGACAGTTATGCAAACTGTCCTCTTCCTGAACTTAGAGAGAATGGTACAATAGAGCAATACTATCAAGAACATGTTGAGTATGATCTATGGGCCACAGAAATGGAGGCCAAAATTGAAGAACTGGAAAATATAGTAAGAATAATAAAAGATAAGTTGTAATCAGTAAGAGCGTCTCCTCACTACCCATAGGATTTGGGTGCTGCATAAAAAGTAGGTTGTAAAGAGCTTCGGGCTCAGGATGTCCTAATAGGTAATGACCTGATTAATATTGGTAATTGAGAAACCCAATAACAACTTAAAATGTAAACAATTGAGATAAGGGTTTAATGACTACCTACCTTACAATTGTTTTACTGTAACAAGAACAAGCAGGGATTAGTATAGAACGTATGTTATGCTATGTAACCATTGGATAGCACCTACCTGCAAACGGGTGCCACTTGTTAATTTTTTGTATGGTTGCAACATTGAACAATAGTTGTTGTCTTGAAATGCTGAGGAAAAACCCTTCAACACGGTTAAATGGAGATAGATCTCCGCTAAAACTAGACTATAATGTTGCAACCGTGCAAAAATATCAAACTGAACAATTCAAATATTTATAAACCAAATTTCTAAAACACAAATGAGACAGTTATTTAATTACCAAGAACTGATAGGAAAGACTATCAAAGAGTTTCCAGGTTACCCAGAAAATAGTGAAGACTTAGTTATCTTTTTTGAAGATGATACATTTGCTATTCTATCTTCTTATGCTGATATGGATTCTCATCAACATTCAAATTTCTATGTAAGTGATTGTTTATCTAATTGGCAAAAAAGAGAATTAGGTTTCATTACATGGGAAGAATGGAGAGATTTAGAACAAGCTTCCAGAAAAGAAGATGCTATTGCTCAACTTGCATGGTTAAAGAGAGAACATCCAGATTTATTTTAAACCAATTTTTTAAAACAATGAGACTCATCGGACTATCATTATCATTTTGTATCAGGGATTCAATCCTTGCTAAAAAACCATTGGGACAAATTCTTGCTATCATTAGTGGTACAGATTTTAAACCAAAAGACGGATTAACTTGGCAAGAAGTTGCCTACAACCATTACTCTAAAACTATTTGGAGAGACCTAGACAAAAGTGATTGTATGTTTTATTTAAACAACTATCCAATTGTACAACCAAGAGCATTCGGTCTTGATGCACCTAACATATCTGATGGATATTGGATAGGTATAGACGAAGCCATACTAGGAAATCCATCATCAATTCAATTCATTAATTTATTCAAGAGAAATGACATTTGAAATCTTTCACCCCGTATTTGGAGCACTGAACTCTGAATGTACACCTAATACACATGAGTATGAGTATATAGGTGATGTTGAAGCCAATTCATTAGATGGTGCTTTTACTAATGCCCAAAATGATTTTAATCCTGACTATGCTTATCTTGATGTAAGATCAACATCTGTTGGTGATATCATCAAAGATGAGGATAACAGGTATTATCTTGTTAAAGGATTGGGATTTGAAGAAGTAGATTCTGATTGGATTAAGTTCATTAATTGGAAGGAGTTTTCATTATGAACATGGAAGACAAACTTGTTGGTAAGAAGATTCTTAGAACAGCATTTTGGGAAAACAAGTTCATCATTAGTACTGATAAAGGTATTTATGTTGTACATGCTTGTGAACCATCTGCTTGGTCTGAGAATCACCATTTTATTATTGACATGATGGAAACAAATGATTTAGAGCCAGGCATCCTTATGGAGCTTGGCTATATTTCATTCCCTGAATATCATAAAGAGATGGTTAAAAGAGATGTAGAAAAAGCAAAAGCTGATTTACAATATTACAAGGAACGTTTTCCTGAACTATTTTAATACTATTTTTACAACCAAATCCAATTAAACAAAATGAAAAAACTAATCTTAAGTTTATTTCTGCTACTAACTGTAGTATTCACAAATGCCCAATGCCGTATTGGGTCTGCTTATTCTGATATATACTCAGAATTTGAAACTAAAAATCCAAGTGTATATTTTACTGATGAAGGACAGTTATATTTGTCTATTGAAGTAATAACAGGTACAGCATTGTATTATTTTGATTCAGATAAGATATGTACAGAAACTGTCATTTTTCCAAAAGATGATGATGCTGTTAATTTCTATGTAGAAAGCTTTAATAAACACTATGTTATTATGTCTCCAACATCATGGAGAATGTATTTAAATGGTGCTTATGCAGATATTACATTAGTATATTTCCAAGAACGTAACTTTATAGTATTCAAATGAAAATCAAAATGATCAAATTCAGCGAGATTAAGAAAATGTTTATACCAGAACCTGTTGTTGAACAAAAGAAAGAAAACAGAGGTGGTAAACGTGAAGGTGCAGGTCCTCCATTTAAGTATGGTGAACCAACCTGCAATGTAACTTTAAGAGTACCGAAAAGTAAAAAAGCAGAAGTTAAAAAACTTGTGTACGAATATCTAAACCAATTTTTAATTAAACCTTAGTAGTTACCCAGTTTCCATAGTTCAACGGATAGAACAAAAGATTTCTAATCTTTTAATCTAGGTTCGATTCCTAGTGGGAACACTATAACCTGTACCCCTGAATACATTTAATTGTAGAAACTCGGATAAGTTCAACAGGTTAGCTCTGATATAAAGGGGTAATAGAATAAAGAGCAAATAGTCAGGTGGCGGAATTGGTTAAACGCAACTCTATAAACGGGTGTATTACAATAACATTGAAAACAGTAATACAACTACAGGTTCGAGTCCTGTCCTGATTGCAAATATTACAAATTATGATTGAAGAAGTTACTAGGAAAGCTTTGCTTATTAGACCTAGTGGTAGAAGTACTGACTTTATCTCACCTAGTTTTGGTCATGGTTGTTTATATAACTGTTCTTACTGTTATATGAAAAGACACAAAGCAAGTGGTTTAAGTATAGCTACTAACACAGATCAAATTCTTACTGAAATTAATAACCATTCTTGGTTTGCAGATGTAGAAAAACCTAATCAAACACATGATACACTAATTACTTATGATATCTCTTGCAACGAAGACTTTGCTTTACATGCAGGGTATCATAAATGGGAACAGATATTTAGTTTCTTTAGAGATCATGATATTGCAATGGGTTCTTTTGCCACAAAGTATGTAAATAAAAAACTTTTAAATTTTAATCCTGAAGAGAAAATTAGAATTAGATTCAGTTTGATGCCACAGTTTTACTCAGACTATCTTGAGCCTAATACCAGTAGTATTGAAAATAGAATCAAAGCTATTGATGAGTTTATCTCAGCAGGATATGATGTACATATAAACTTTTCACCTGTTATTGTTGCTGAACGTTGGTTAGATAACTATAAAATGTTATTTGAATACATAGATAAGCATGTTATTAATAAGGATAAAGTGAAAGCAGAGGTTATATTCTTAACTCATAATGAGCAAAAGCATAAACACAATCTGATGTATGATTTACCAGGTGAACATTTGCTATGGAAACCTGAAATACAAGAGAATAAGATATCAGAATTTGGTGGTAAGAATATTAGATACCAACATAATTTAAAATCTGGTTTTATTCAAGAGTTTGTAGAGTTACATGATCAGATTATTCCTTGGAACAAAATCAGATATATTTTTTAATTATGGAAAAACAACTATTCATTATTGATGGATACAGAATTTGGGCTGTAACTTATGAAGAAGCCTATCAAAACTAT